GGCGGCATCGCTGGCCCCGACCAGCTTCCACTGATATTTGCCGCTGCCATCTTTGCCGATGCAGACGAATTCCTTGCCCGTAGAACTGTCGTAATAGTGCTGCCCTACGGCACCTGCGGTCGCTGCTGTCGGCGCTTCTGAGCCTGTTGCAAGCGGAAAACCGTAGTCTTTCCCAGCAGCTGCGGCCGAGATATTCCCGCTGCCATCACCCATTAGCAGGCCGGCGGCCGTAATTTTGCCTTGGGTAGCCTTGACTGCCTCATTGATAGCGGCAGCCATATCGTCCTGTGTGACGCATGCGCTGCTGTCCACCGTCACCGTCCATGCACCGGTGTTGGAGCAGGAAATCAGCGCATAGAAGGTGTAGACGAAGTCCGGCGATTCGGTCTTGCTGGGAATTGGAATGCCCGGCTCCAGCTGAAACAGGGCGAGCATGGCGGGAGTTCCGCCATCCACACTGGCCCAAACGCCAAACTGATTCAGCGTGTAAGTCGTAGCGGGAGCTGCAATACGGAGCTTCAGGCGGATACCGTTCAGCACCTTTTCACTGCCCAGCAGGCTTGCCGTCTGCTTCCGGCTCACAAGGGCCGTCTGCGCCATCATGGCCACAACTGCGACGGAACCCTGACCAGCAGCTGCATAGTCAAAATTCAGAGTCTTTTCGTTTACCCACTCATTGAGCAGGCCGTTTCCGGCGTTGGTGATGACGCCGATCCAGGTTGCCATAGTAGGACACCTCCGTTTTAGTATCGAATGGCGGTCGCGCCGTCGACCATCTCAAAGCCGATGCAGGCTGCGCCGAAATACTCCGTTGCCAGCCCTCCGGCGTCGTAGTATTCCACCTCGTCCAGCACCGAGCGCAAATTCTTGTAAAAGGCAACGCGGTCGATCACGCGCTGGTGCCGGGCGGGGTCGACATCCTCATAGGTGGCGTCGATCAGCAGCTTGAAGTGGCCGGGATCTCCGTCGTATTCAAACCACTCGCTGACCTGGGTATCCGGGTAGATGGCAGAAATGGCCGCCTCCACCGCCGCCTTGGTGCCGAGCATCCGATGGACGCGCCAGCTGTCCTTCAGCGTTTGCCGTTTTTTCTCTACGGTGTAATCGAAGTCCCACCAATCCACCTTGAAGTCCACGGCCAGCACGTCCAGCAGCTCCTCGGGCAGCTCGTCGATGCGGGTATAGATCATCAGCCGGTGGATCTCGTCGGGCCGGGCGGAGAGCTTTTCCGCGATAGCCGCGGCCAGAGCCGCCATGCCGGCATCCCCCTGAAGAACGGTGGGCAGCGCGCGCAAAAGGTTGTCTGCCGTGAGGCCATGCGCATTATTCATCCTCGTACCCTCCGTTTACGACCTTGATGGTCCCGATGGCCGCGACCTGGGGTACCGTCTCGTCCCCCGTGTAGGTCTTTCCCTGCTCCAACCGGCCGTCCCGAAGCACCGTGAAGGATGGGCTGCGCAGGACCACGCGCTTGACGCCGGTGGCCATGAGCAGCTGGTAGAGCTTGGAGGGGTTGATATCCCGTCCGAGCTTGCCGCACTGCCACGCCACATACTCCTTCACCGCCGCGTCCACGGCGGCCTCGATCTCGCTGGAGCTGAGGGTGGAGTTCGTGGGGATGTAATAGGTCAGGTCGATATCGTAGCTCACCACGTCCGGGTCTGCCACGGATACATAGTCGGTCAGGGGGCGTACGCTGTCTGCGCTGCAGGCCGCCAGGATGGCCGCCTTGATCTCTGTGCCGGCGATCCTGCCGGTGTTCATCAGGGCGTAGAGATTCACCTGACAGGCCTCCGGGGAGTTGGCCACCACGTCCGCGATCTCCGTGGACACCTGCTTGGCCCAGTAGATGTACCCGCCGTAGGCGCCTGCCGTGGAGAACGCGTCCTGGCTGGATTTCATCAGCTCGTAGAACTCCTCGTCGCTGGCCTCGTCCGCGCCGTCGTCGCTGACGGTGGTGTTCTCCACCCCGTCGCAGTAGTCGTACAGGTCGACCAGGGTGTTGATCTGGCCGATGGCGTAGCCGTTGCCGACCACGCCTGTGGTCTGGCAGCGGATGGCCACGTCGATGTAGGTGGCCCCAATGGGGATGTAGGCGTCCTCGGTCGTCTCCCAGACAAGGGTGCCGCTGGCGTCGGTGACGCGGGTACCGGCGGGGACCAGGATCGCCGTCTCCTGGGCTTCGGAGATGTGGAAACGCTCGGTGCAGACGGCCGCCTGCGCCGCCGGGCGCTGCACGACGTAGAACAGCTCGGCCAGGGCGTCCAGGTTTTCCCCTTCGGCCCGGCTGGGGATGTTCTGGTTGCCGGTGTAATTGTTCAGCACCCGCTCCTGGATGATGACGTCGGCCACCCACAGGATAAAGAGCTTTTCGGGGCTGGCCGGCTGGACGCTGACGCCGGTGATCTTCTCATAGGCCGCCACCAGCTCCGCGACCAGGGCATCGGTGTTGGTGCTGACAAACTGATATTCCGTATTTCTACTCATTTCGGATCTCCACCTCCACGGTTGGGATCAGGCCGCCCGGGGCGCTGGCGTCCTCCTCGAACGTGATGCCTACGACCTCGGCCCGGGGCTCAAATTCCTCGACGGCCTCCTTCACCTCGGCGTAGAGGCTTATCGACGAACTTCTGCGGCAAGCCGAACTGCCGGTAAAGGGGCGACGTCCCCTGCCGGGTGGCGAGAATGATGGCCACGTTTTGCAGCACAGACGCCACCGCGTCCGTCTCGCCCAGCCGGATCGCGGTCAGGTCAGCGGCCTTGACTTGGTAGCTCATACCCTCACCCCTTCACATACTCCTGAAGCTCCACGGAGACGTCGGCCGAAGTGAGGTTTCCGCGCCTGTCGTGGTTCTCCATCTTGATTTTGATTTTCGTCACATTCCAGCGGTACTTCCCGTAGGCCTTGTCCCCGATGGTCAGCGGGACGGCGGTGCCGTTGCGCAGATAGCCCCACAGCTTCACAATGGCGTCCATCGGGTCCACGCCCAGGTAGGCCGAAAGCTGCATGTCGAAGGTGAAGCCGTCCGGGTCCCGGCCAGTGTACTCGGTCAGGGCGTCGCCCAAATGACGGTCATGGATGCCGTACCGGGCAGACCCGGACCACGTTGCGTTCTGGATCGTCTGGATCGTCCTGGAGGACACCATGAAGGGGATCTCCCCGAGGCATCCGATGTTCGCCATTTACAGCCCTC